TCGTGTTTTTACAAAATTGTAACCCCGATAGCCTCAGCTACATACTCATTCACTACGTTGTTGTCTTGACCCCAAGCTGCAAACTGCTCAGGTGTTAGCGTGTAGTTGTCAGCCTTTAAGCACTTACCTTCTTCGGTTAAGAGTTCGTAGTAAGTGGTGCAAGTTGTTGCAGTTGTTTCGAAGTTCAAAACAAGTACGGTCATTCGTGTTGCCGTTCCTTCGTTAAGTGGGTAGACTACGGGTTCAATAGCTACTCCGTTTGTTGGTGTTGTTGTCATATTTATAATTTATAAAGTTATCCAAGTTGTGCCGTCATAAAAACACGGACGATTTAAAGTGGTGTCGAATATTTGAAGTCCCGTTGCAGGTGATGCAATGGCGTTCTTTTCAGTTGTTGTCATTCGTGGAGGTAGGAAGCCTTTTGTTGTTGAATCTATTTGAACTTGAGCCGATGCGACACAATCAGATGTAGTGCCAAATGAAGCACCTTGATAAAATGATGCGTTTCCACTTGATTTTACTTCAAATATTGTATGGGAATTTGAGTAACTATTAAAGTAAGTTGCTCTAGAAACTCCCGTTTGAACTGTTCCCGTACCCGAACCCGAGCCTACTAATATGCTTGTTGCAACCCTCGCAGTACCATTAACGTCAAGTCTAAAGCCTGCGTCTGTGGTGGTGCCCACAAGTAAATTAGTTAAAGCCGTACCTGTTGCATCCATAACTGAAAGAGCAGAACCGCTTCTTTGTAATGAAGGGTAGGAAGTTGTTCCACCTCCAAACTGAAGTCGTGTGAAATCTGTTTCTGAAGCATTAGTCAATCTAATCACTCCGTTACTAATTCCGCTAATATAACCAACATTAGTAGTAGAAACACCTTGATTAAATTGTAATCTTTGAACCGAATATGAATAACCCGTTTGGTATGCAAGTCCTGTGATTCGTGAAGTTCCGTTAACGTCTAAGCGGAAACCTGCATCGGTTGTTGTGTTGATTAGGACGTTGCCCGTTGAGGCTACTCTTAGATTCTCGGTGTTGTTTGTAAAGATTGAAAAAGTTTGCCAATACGCATCTTTAAGGAATTGAATACCTGTTGAGCCATTTCGTGTTATTACAGGAGTTCCATTGTCAGACATCAATAGATTAGCAGATACTCCTGTTGCTTGAAAACCTCCTGAATTTGCAATTACTCTTGCCGTAAAATTGGCGGTTTGGTCTGCATTTAATACAAGAGCGGTTGTACCTTCTGAAGTCAAAGAACTACCACCGCCCGTTCCAAATGACATAGCCATCCCACTTGGTACAACATAATAACTCTTAATAAAAGCATTTGAAAGATTATTTGTATTTATATTGTTAAATCCTATTGAAACACCACTACCCGCTCCACTACCTGTGTTTTTTAGCAATATGCTTTTGACAACAGTAGAGTTAACTTGCGATACAAATCGCAAAGGTATATTTTCAACCCCTGTAAACGCTCCATTTGTGAATGTAGGTTGAATATCCAAACCAACAAGAGCATCATTGTTAGCCGCTGCAACTAAAGTGTTATTGAAAAAATTAGCTCTTGCAATTGCACCCGAGGCAGTAACCGAACCAACTGAATGAATGATTGCTGAAGGTGTACTCGTACCAATCCCAAGCCTTCCATTCGTATTATCCCAAAACAAGTTTGCACTTTCCTGCACAACGTTACCCGTTCCCTCGAATAAAACCCGTCCGACTGTACCTGAAGTAATAAGTGTTGTGCCTATTGTTATGCCTGATGCACTTGCAGATACTTCGACGTAAACGCTGCCTGTCCAACGATAAGTTTTATTTGTGTCCTCAGCTATGTAGATTGTTTTTAAAGCTCCTGAAGCAGGGAATGCGGCTAAATTAGCGTATGTCTTGACCTGTGATGGTACGTTTATATTTACTGCCATATCAAATTAATAGTTTGTGTGCTTAATGTTGGGTAAGTAGATGTTGCTACTTGTGTTCCGTCTATTTGTACGTTGAATGTTGTGTCGGGTAAAACCAAAGTACCACCGCTTACAACTGATGCCGTGTAACTTGAGTCCGTGTTTCTGACCTCTGCACTTGGGCAAAACGGAGAGTAACCGTCAGTCTCGCAGATTGTCATTTCGTTAGGAATCAAAACATCGAATGTCATTGTCCATCCCGCAAGGTAGTTCTCAAATCTTTCAGTAAAAGGCTCGCACGTTGGATTGCCATCAACTACAAACTCTAAATCCCACAAATTGCCGTGCAACATTTGGTCGTAACAACGATTTAAAATAGCCAATTGAGTATTGAGTACATCTTGCTCATTTGAGTTTCCGACATACACGTCAGTAGTTGCTTTTTTGCTGATGTCAACGATGTCCATAGCAATCAACGAAAGGTTGTAACGAACTACGTTAGTCTCGAAAGAAACGTTGTTGGTCATTAAGTGTACAAGCGGAAAGATTGTCTGCTTGTTGAGGTCTACTTCAAATATATCCCCTTCCGTTGTAGTGTTAACTAACGGGTCATTGTCAAAATGCCATTTAATTAACTCTAATACTCTATAGAATCCTGTCATCGTCTTAGTTGTCTTTGGAGTTGTCTGTGTTCAATTTCGTTTTTTTGCTTCTCAAACGTGAGATAGGTAAGACACCGAGTAAGTCTTGATTTGGTGATTTCGTCAAACTTAGTGATGTCTCCTTTAGCGATTGCATAAAGGCTTTGATACCATCCCCATCGTTTTGCAAATTGAGTTGTTTCGCTAAAGTCTGCGACAGGTTCTTCTGCTTCGCTATCTCCTTCTCCAAATAATTCAGGGTAGCTTGTAGTAAGTCGCTTTCTAAAGTCCAAAAAAAAAGCGATGCTGCAATGCAAACGTCTAATGGTGCAAACTTCATCAGCTCCTGCATATCAATGTTAGGGTCGTAGTCTTTAATGTCGTATTTTTCTCCTTTTCGTGTTTTAATAGGACGGTATAAAACTGCCATTGCCTTGTGGAAGTTATCCCAACTCTGCAAATGAGAGTCCAAATCTACATACTCGCCAAAGCTGATTTCTTCCAACTCAGGAATAAAGCCAAACTCAATATCTCCAATCTTGAACGTAGGTTGGAATTTAGGAGTTGTACTAAAAAGTGTAGTGAAATGCGCTATCAACTCATTCAAGGAAGTGAGCTTAATCTTAGCCACCTCAATCAATCGGATTCCGCAGAATATCTCTACCATCTTCTGAGCTATAAACTCTTCGTCTGAGGAGTTCTTTTGCACGTTGAGAAAGTCCTGATAATGCTTTAACGGGATTTCGTTTAATGTTGATGGTACGTTGATTTGTACTTCCATATTTATTAGACGTTAGTTTCTTGTTTTTGTAGTATGTAAGCGTAAGCCTGAGCCAACATCTGAGTATGTCTACGCACGTTGAACATATCATTGAAGACGATATTGACTCTCTTGCCTGTTTTATCTTTGATGTATTGCTCAACTACCCGCTTCATTTTAGGCAGCTCATCGGATTGCGTATTGTCCATAGTTTGATTTTAGTCCGAGTGCTTCCATCTCGTGATATCTGAGCGCATCAATAGCGTGATTGTAGTGGTCGATAGGTCTTCTCATACGTTGACCTTGCTTATCTACATCCCAACAATATGAGCGGAGTTCTTTAATTAGGTTCGTGCTTTGCTTGGTCACTAAGTAATCCTGTCTTTGCATTACGTCTATCCCGTAGTTGATTGAGTCAGCTCCTTTTGTAACTCCTTTAATCGTCTTGCCTTGACGTCTTATCTCTTCGATTGATTTAGGCTCTGAACTATCAGCGTAAATTACTACGCTTGACGGAAGTATCTTAGCGATGTCAGAGTTGACCATACCTGTGCGGTAAACAAGTTCGTTTACTATTCGTGTTCCGTTATAATTGTAAATCTCAATTGCTGCAGTAGGGTCATTCGTGTATCCAAAGTCTAAGCCTATTCCTATCAACTTAGCTTCTTTGGGTATTGTATCAATCTCTTTCCAATTATTGAAGACCACTCCTTCAAGGCTACCTACCTCACCAAGACCATAGACTCTCCACCAATTTGCCCAATAAGAACTCGTAGCTGCTTTGTCACGATTCTTTTCAATTTGTGTGACAATACTTTCGTCTAAAGCCTCGTTGTCTTTG